TGCAGTTGGTGTTGTCGTGCCAACCATCAAATTCCCACTAGCATCCAGAGTCATTGCCTGAGTAAAGGTAATGGCGTTTCCTGCTGTGCCTGATGGGGCTGTGTACCAAGAATGAACACCGCTATTTTGTTGATAACGACTAGCATTGTCAGATGTTACATACTTCCAATCAGACGAATCAAATATGGCGTTTGCTGTAACTCCTGTTAAATTTGAACTTGTTTGTCCAAACAAATTAGAGCCAGCCCTGCCAACAGAAACAGCTTTAAAAACAGAATTCCAAGCACTAGGAGTAACTCCCAAGCCTAGATTGCCTGAGGAGTCGATGGTGGCTCTTGTGTTGTTGCCAGAATAAAACAGCATTGCGCCAGAAGCGGAACCAAGACGCACATGACCAAGCGTTGTTCCGGAGTCCTTCAACATCATCCACATTTCGCTTTGGTCTGATCGGAATGCAGAAGAAACAGTAGTCCCCGCAGCAGATACATCCAATTTATAAGCAGGCGAACTCATCCCAATACCCAGACCTGTGCTGGTTAGGCGCATTTGTTCTGAGTTGTCAATGTATGAAATAGCCGCAGTAGGCGAATACCACTCACCAACACCCGCAGAAGACACTCCAACACGAATACCATTTGTTGATGCAAGACCAGTAGAACCATTGGCAATTTGTTGGTAAACAGCGTTAGCACCTACCTTATAAACGACCGACTGCTGATTTAAAGTATTTCCGCCTGTGCCAACTCCAAAGTTAGTTCCGTCAAACCACAGAGCAGTACCGCTTGTAAGAACCTTAGAGCCGTTTAAATAAGGCACACCATTGGCAGTACCGCCATTAAATGTAACTGTGCTAGAAGTGGTTAAAGTGGTGAAAGCACCAGTAGCAGGGGTTGTAGCGCCTACAGTTCCGTTAATGTTAAAGCTAGTAGCTGTCCCTGTGATGTTTGTTCCAACAAGGGCTGAAGGTGTACCAAGGGCCGGAGTTACTAAAGTGGGGCTTGTAGCCAACACATTGCTGCCAGAGCCTGTATTGGTCACAGAGACTACGTTCTTGCTTGCATCCAATGCCAGCGCTGTAGAAGCTGTCAGGCCAGACAGTGTGGTTGTGCCTGTAACAGTGACGTTGGTGAACGAAGCTGTGCCGCCCGTGTTACTCACCTTCACAAAGTCAGAACCATTCCATGCGCATACACCAGATTCACCAGCAACAATCGTCACACCAGTCGTTGGGCCAGCACCAACCAACTTAACAGAGAAGCCCCCTGTGGTGGCGTTGATAACCGTATAAACCTTTGACTGGGCTGGCGCTGTAACCGTACGCAATGCCGTACGTGCCCCTGAGAACAAAAGGATGGCCTGCCGAGCGGTGTTTGAAGCGCCCGTAGTTGTAGTTAGTGTGACATCTGCGTCAGTACTAACGTTAGTTGTTCCCGCAACAGAGGTGTCTAGCAAGGATGTAATGGAGTTGTTTACTGTATCACCCCATGTGCCGCTCAGTTCACCCGTGACTGGCAGTGCTAAACCAAGTAGAGATGTATATGCTGTAGGCATTTTAAAATCCTTAAGTTACGATTTCTTCCCAATCGGGAGTTTGTGCTGTCGTGACTGTAGTCCAATCAGGCGTCTGCGAATTAGTGACATTTTGCCAGTTTGCGTTCTGGCTGTCATCTATTGGTTTCCAATATACCGCAATTACTTCACCTGTGGAGCCCTCTGCTACAGTTCCGGTCAACGCTAAAGACCGAGAGGCTACTTCTACCGCGCCTACTGCCCCAGTTGCTCCCGTACCAGTCAACGCAATTTCAAAGGCACTGTTGACTGCCCCAGTTGCTCCTGCCGCAGAAACGGCACCCAAAGGGATAGTAAAAGAACCAGCCGTACCCAGCGCGCTAACGCCTGAAAGCCCGATAAGGAAAGAGCGGGCTACTGACCCTACTTGTCCTGTTGCGGCCACGCCTGACACCGTGGTGTCTCGGTTAACGCCCGGAGAAGTTATCTGCCCTTCAGCGTTTACACCAATCAGTTGTAGAAGCGTTTCGCCTCTTGCAACACTACCCACATTGCCTTGGCCATCTACGCCGCTAAGACCGATGCTCTTGCCTTGTGCAACTGTGCCAACTGCACCTACTGCGCCCACGCCTGTCAGAGCAATTACGACACTGCTTCCCACTGATCCAACCGCACCAGAAGCTTGGTTGCCGTTTTCTGTAGGACTGTTAGTTTCAGTAACCGACCCAACTGCGCCAGAAGCCGATACACCGGTCAGAACTGCGCTTTGAACAACGCTGGCAGTCATAGATCCAACCGCGCCAGAACCCAACACACCTGACGCTGCCTGAGAAGTACTCACAGAACCAACCGCGCCAAAGGCCCCAACGCCGGTCAGGGTTGCACCTTGATTAGTGCTGGCAACCATAGATTCAACCGCACCGGAAGCCCCAACGCCTGTAATAGCTACAGAACGTGAAGAAGCAACAGAGCCGACCGCCCCGTTTGCTTGATTGCCATCTTCGGTAGGGCTATTAGTTTCTGTAACTGATCCAACTGCACCTGCGGCAGCGGTGCCAGACAAACTGATTGTGTTTGTTTCGGCAACAGAGCCAACGGCACCTGCGGCAACTGCCCCTGTTAAGGAAATTGTATTTGCCTCTGTTACCGTGCCCACAGCGCCAGAAGCAGAAACACCAGTCAAGGCAATTGACCGGGAAGGTATAACAGTGCCTGCGCTGCCAGAAGCAGAGACACCGGTTAGCGCAAAAGATTCTGTAAATGCAACACTTCCAACCGCGCCAGAAGCAGCGGCCCCTGTGACAGCAACAGAACTTGTCTCGGTAACAGACCCGGCAGCGCCGGAAGCGACAACACCTGTAATTGCTACTGAACGAGATGAAACGACAGACCCAACAGCTCCGTTTGCTTGGTTCCCGTTTTCCGTTGGGTTGTTGGTTTCTGTGACTGACCCCACTGCACCGGAGGCTGAAACCCCAGATATGCCTTGTGAAGTGCTGACTGATCCAACAGCACCCGATGCGCCAGTACCTGTGAGAGCAATCGCGCTTACCTCTGCCACAGAACCAACAGCACCCGAGGCTGATACACCCGAGATGGCCACCGAACGCAAGGAGGCGACTGACCCAACGGCACCGTTTGCCTGATTGCCGTCTTCTGTGGGACTATTGGTTTCTATGACTGATCCGACAGCGCCAGAGGCTGATACACCTGAAATGGCCTGAGAAGTGCTGACGGAGCCTACTGAGCCAGATGCGGCAACGCCCGCAAGAGCAATAGAGTTTGTTTCAGCAACAGCGCCTACTGCTCCAGAAGCAGATACACCCGTGATGGCTACCGAACGCGAAGAAGCGACGGAGCCTACTGCGCCGTTTGCCTGATTACCGTCTTCTGTGGGGTTATTAGTCTCTGTAACGGAGCCCACTGCTCCAGAAGCAGAAACTCCTGAAATAGCCTGTGCGGGGCTTACTGATCCAACAGCACTCGATGCACTAACACCTATAAGAGTAATTGTGCTTACTTCTGTCACAGACCCCACAGCACCAGAAGCCGCAACGCCTGACACTGCTACTGAACGCGAAGAAGTGACTGAGCCTACTTCACCACTTGCTTGATTTCCATTCTCTGTTGGGCTATTGGTTTCTGTAACTGATCCTACAGCCCCTGAAGCAGAAACTCCTGAAAGGGCTTGGGAAGTACTTAGAACACCTACTGCACCAGAAGCAGATACGCCAGTAAGAGCAATAGAGTTTGTTTCAGCAACGGTTCCCACCTCGCCCGATGCACCCACGCCTGTAATAGCAACAGAGCGCGAAGAAGCGACTGATCCAACAGCGCCGCTTGCCTGATTACCATCTTCTGTGATGGTGGTTGTCTCGGTGACTGATCCAACAGCTCCTGAAGCGGATACGCCAGATATGCTCCTGCCCACGCCAACCAACCCCGTGGCTCCAGAAGCAAAGACCCCTGACAAGGCGACAGTGCTGGTTTCGGCGACTGATCCGACCGCACCAGAAGCAAAGACCCCTGACAGAGCCACTGCCCGAGACGAAGCTACAGAACCAACAGCTCCTGATGCCTGATTGCCATCTTCCGCTATGCTGCTTGTCTCAGTGACTGATCCAACAGCACCCGAAGCGGCTACACCCGTAAGTTCCGCACCATTGAAACTAAGAGCAGTAACTGTACCGACAGCGCCGGAAGCGGAAACGCCGGTAAGGGCGCGTGTTAATGAAGCGGTTACGGAGCCTACCGCACCGTTTGCTTGATTACCGTCTTCTGTACGGTCGCTTGATTCGGCTACTGATCCAACGGCCCCAGCGGCAGCTACACCTGACAGCGCAACAAGGCGTGACGAAACAACAGACCCGACAGCGCCGGAAGCCTGATTGCCATTTTCCGCTATGTTGCTGGTTTCAGCAACGGAACCAACAGCACCCGAAGCAGCTACACCGGAGAGGGCGACAGTTACAACAGTCGCAACAGAGCCTGTGGCACCCGTTGCAGTTACACCTGTTGCGGCTCCACCAATCCCTCCCCAGCCAAAGTCGCCCCAGCTACCGTTGCCCCAGCCGGAGGCCGCCATTTGTTACCTATCAGGTAGTTGCCAAGCGCAACAAAGCTGTGGTGGTAGTGTTGCTAGGCATGGTCAAAGTGAATGTACCCGCCGTGATAGTTTGGCTACCAAACGTGTGCACACTAACCGCCTTATTTGACTGTGTAGAGTTGTAAAGCAACACTGCATCAAATGCTGTGCTCAAAGTCACGTTGGTATACGTAATTGAGGCCGAGGGGGTAACAAAAGCCACGCCCGCAGTAGCGGAAGAGTTTGTTGCCGTAGGGGCAGTACCCATAGTTACCGCCACACCGCCTGCGGTATAGTTTGTACCTGTCACTTCGCCTGTAGAGGTGTAAACCGTTGCACCGGCGTTCATCGTTGCCGAGGCCAGATACAGCGCCGCTTTAAACGAGTCAACAGTTGTAGTTGCGCGAGTGGGTGCGACACCAAAGTTATGGGTGGCCGTCATGAGTTCGCCCATAAACGAAGTGCACATTGCTTGAGTATTTGCCATGATATTACCTTTTTAAAAAGAAGCCGCTTCTGCGCCAGCAAAAGTAGCAGGTTGCTTTAAACTTACATGAGCGGATCTATGAACCAACTCTTCCCCCAGCCAGTACTCAACCCAAGTTGTGTACTCGGTGTCATTATCTACGGTACCCTCTCGCTTTTCAAGCAAAGATTCGTCCATTTCGCCTTTAGTCGTTGTTACTAACATATGTTTCCTTAAGAAATTCTAATCAATGCGTTTTCGGGGTCGTTAGTGGGCAACTGCATTGTAAAAGATTGCCCCAACATCGTCTGGTCAATACCAAAATTCAACACGCCTACTGACTTATTTGCTTTGCTGGAATTATAAATTAATGCTCCACGCGTTGCAAACGTAGCACCTGCCCATGAAGGATTATCAAAGCTGACATACGCCACACCCATACCTAGATTCACGGTGATGTTCTGCAACTCCAACCCGCCAGCCACGTATCCCGTGCCCGTTACCTCATTGCTGGTCGTATACACGGTAGTATCTGGGCCCAAAATGGCCGAAGATGTGTACAAAGCAATCAGGAATGTGTCCGTTGCAAAATCATGCACACCAAGGAGCAATTGCTCCTTGAAACTGTTGGTGAGTCCGGCTGTAATCATGCTTTATCTCACTGGAATTTTAACTTGACCATCCAGATAAGCATCACCGCGCTGCTTACCATCCCCTAAGTTCTTCAACAGCATCAACGCTTCTTTAAACTTAGTATCGTACAAAGCCATCAAGTCCTGCTCGCCCTTCATGTAGGTATACGCCTCAACCAAAGAGCCATACAACAAAACACTGTCAAAATTATCACCCAGCCATGATGTATTCGCCGTGACAATTGACTCAGGATAGTAG